TTCAACTCCGGGCTCAACATACTCGGTCCAGAATTCTTGTTCACGCTCAATGATCGTGGCGATGAGCTGTTCATCGGCCTCTAAGTCAAAGTAGATCAGATCCCAATTCTCGGCATTGAACAGCGCGAACGAGCCCCAGCTGTATTCGTAGACTGCCAAGTAGTGCATGAGCTGGACGGTCATGTAATCGGGCAGGCCGTGGGCTTTGACCTTGGCGATGGATTTCAGGCCCGGACACTTGACTTCGAGGATCCCGGTCGAGGCCACGCCGTTGACGGCCAGGATCTGGCGATCCACGTTACCGATCATGAAGTAGTGCTCAGGATGGCGCCGCATCGGCTGGCGCCGGATCTTGCGGCCGGTCTTTTGGGCGTACTGATCCGCCGCGACCGGCTCTAAGACCCGCCCGCGCAGGATGGGGCCGCTCTCCTTCTCGGCGTCTTGGGTCAGACCCGTCTTTTCCAGCCACAGCTCGCGGACGGTTTTGTAGGGATTCACGCCGAGGACGACCGACGCATCCGAGCCCCCAATCCCCGTCTTGCGTTCCTGAAGCCAGAGTTCGCGGGCCGTCGGGTCGATCATGATCGCCCCTGCAATTCGTCTTCGATGTAGCCCGCTTCGAGGCCCAGCTTCTGCTCGCGCTGATAGTCGCCGAAGCTCTTGAACGGCAAGCGGACGGGCCGCAGCTCGTAATTGATTTGTCCCAGCCGTTCCTCAAGCTCAGGGCTGGACATCGCCCGGTAACGATCCTCGGGTTGGATCAACGGATGCTGGACCTCCAGCTTCAACTGCTCGCGCAGCTGCGCCAGAACCGACCCGTCCAGCCAGTCGGCGCCCGGATGGACCTCGTTATAGTAGGCGATGATCTTCAGGGCCTCGGCCTTGTCGAGCCGGCCTTCCAGCATCAGGGCGTTCAGGCCGTCGATCAACTTCTGGTGCGGTTCAGGGGCGAACGTCTGTTCGGTCATCGGAAGCTCCTTCGTAGTAATAGAATACTACGATTTCATTACAATGCAAGTCCCAGTTTGGAGGCTTGTGCTATGATCTACGGGAGACGAGACCTTCCCATGAGGCCCCAAGTAGGACTTCAGGACTATTCCAAGGCGCTCCAAAGCGCACTCTTCGCCTTGGATCTGATAGCCATCCGCCAGGCGGCCGCCATCCTTTTCGAGGCTTGGCAGAACGGGCGCTCGGTCTTCGTTTGCGGCAACGGCGGGAGCTGGTCAACGGCCGAGCACTTCGCGACCGACCTCCGCAAGTGGAGCCGAGTCCCCGGTTCGGGCGGGGTCCGGAGCCAAGCCCTGACTCACGGACCTCTAGCGACCGCCTACGCCAATGACCATGACTACGCCGAGATCTTCAGCCGCCAGCTCTCGGACCTCGCTCGGTCTCATGATGTCGTGGTGGGGATCTCCTGCTCTGGGGCCTCGAAGAACGTCATCAATGCTCTTTACCATGCCTACCGATTCGCCGGCCTCTCGATCGCTTTGACCGGCCCGGACGGCATGCGTCCATACTGGCTAGGGAATGTACAATCCCAGGCCGCCAATCTAGAAATCCGGGTCCAGGCCGAGGACATCCGGATCATTGAAGATTGTCATCTCGCGATCTGCCACATGCTGGCGGGCGAGGTAAGGGATCGAATTGCCCAAAGCCAAGAAACACCGGGAGCTTCGGATCGAGTACCTGCCGCTCTCGACGATCAAGCCCGATCCTGACAATTCAAAACTTCACGACTTAGGCGCGCTCATGGGATCTTTCGAACGCTTTGGATACGTCGCGCCTATGGTCCTGAATGAAAGCAACGGCCGACTGCTTGCAGGCCACGGACGGCTTGACGAGCTTAAGATGCTGCAGGCCGACGGTAAACCCCCACCCGAAGGTATCCGAGTCATGAACGGCGAATGGCTCGCCCCGGTCGTGATGGGTGTGCGGCTCGGCGCTCAGGCGGGCAAAGCCTATACCATCGCTGACAATCGAATGGTGGAACTCGGGGGCTGGGATGAGCCGCGATTGGTGGATGCGTTGATCTCACTTTCAAATGGCAATCTTGATGGCACCGGCTACGACCGCGATGACGTGGATCAACTCATTCGGTTGTACCGACCTGAGCTGCTTGGGCCCGAACCTCCCGAACCCGAGATCGACCGCGCCGCCGAGCTTCAAAAGAAATGGAGTACTGAGCTTGGACAGCTCTGGCAGATCGGAGAGCATAGATTACTCTGTGGCGATTGCGTGAGCGACGAGGACGTGAAGCGACTGATACAAAGTGAGCATGCGGAAATCTCAATAACCGATCCACCATACAATGTTGGAATGGAGGGATACCAAGATAGTAGATCTCCTGAGGACTATAAGATATTTACGGAGGCATGGTTCGCTCTGGCGGTAGCGAACAGCAATCATCAAATAATCACCACCGGGACGGTGAATCTTGCTAATTGGTTCCGCTGGTTTGAGCCTCATCATTTCGTTCCTTGGATCAAAAAGAATTCTGTGTCGCGTGGTCGGGTTTCAATGTTTTGGTGCTGGGAGCCCATAGTTTTTTTCGGCAAGCAATGGAAACGCACTCGACCGAACGATGTATTTGAATTTAATACGAGTATCCAAAAGATGATGGATGGAGAAAGTCTGACTGGGCTTCATCCAGATCCAAAACCGCTATCTTTGTGGTGTGAGTTGTTGAGAAGTTATTCCGAAAGCGGGGACTCGGTATACGATCCCTTTTCAGGTTCTGGTACGACTCTCGTGGCTTGTGAACAACTTGGCCGCAAAGGCCGCGGCATCGAAATCAGCCCAGCCTATGTGGCAGTCTCTCTTGAGCGCCTGAGTCAGATGGGACTCAAACCGAAGCTCCTGAATTCCTGAACCTGATGAAGCACCCCAAACCAGGCAATTTCAGGTCATCTAAGACCTGGCCCGAGGGTCATCGGTGGCACGGACAGAAGGATCGTTGCCAAGCATGGAATTCAACTCAGGGCCGCCAATGTATGAAACGAGCCGTAGTCGGTCTCGACAAATGCACAAAGGATGGTGGCAAGTCGCTTCGGGGTGTTGCCCATCCGAACTTCAAAGACGGCTCCCGCTCCAAATACATGCCGAGATTTCTGGCCCCAGCCTTTGCCGAGGCGCTGAACAATCCCGAGCTACTCAATCTCTCGGAGTCCATCGCCGGGCAAGAAGCGATTGTCCGGGACGCGTACGATTCACTTGAACAAGGCGAAGCCCCGACCCGCCTCGTCGGCCGCATCCGGGCCGAGTGGCGGGAGTTCTGGAATGCGACGAGCCGCGGCGATCAGGAGGCGGTAGCCGAGCACCGGCAGCGGATCGGGACCCTGCTCGGCCAGGCCGCCACGGTCGCGGCGACGATCGAGCGGATCGGCAACGCCGAAGAAACCAAGCGCCGGCTGGTGGACACCGAGATCAAGCGCCGGGAAAAGATGCGGGAACAGATCGTCTTCGAGGACGCGGTTTTGCTCTACAATCAGATCACGCAGGCCAATCGCCAGGAGATCCTAGAATTCGATGGTCTTTCGAGAGAAGACAAGAACCGGCTCCTCAACCGAATCGTCACACGATTTGCGGAGATCGCTGGCCTCCCAAATCCTGCTCGGCCTGCTTCCTGACGAGGACCACGACCGGCCCTATACCCCGATCCCCGGCTGGCCTGATCTTTCCGAATACCGCAACTCCGAAACCGGCAAGCGATACGAGCCTCACTCCGAGGAAGAATTGGCGTGGGTGAAAAACCACGACAAGAAGAATCTTTGGGCACTCGGCGGCGAAGGCGGTGGGAAAACTGTCGTCGGAATCATCCGGGACCTGGAACGCGCTCGGCGCGGCTGCTCGGGGGCCATCACGTCGCCCGATCTCCCGCATTTCACGCGCTCTCTCTGGGCCGAGATGCGGCGCTGGCTGCCTTGGGATTTCGTGATTGCCCCTCATCGCCGTATGGCTTCCCGGCATTGGCAGCCGACCAAGCCCTTCATGCTGGTCTGGGAGACCGGGGCGGTCTGGTACCTGGGTGGGATGACCGAGAACGATGTCATGGCGTGGGAAGGCCCGAACATCAACTTCTGGCACATGGACGAGGTGAGGCGCCACGGGTCAGACAGCGGGCTCAAGGTCATCGACGGACGAGTCCGGATCCCGGGCCCGCTCGGAGACCAGCCGCAGGTCTGGTTCACGACCACCCCGCTTCCGAAAGGCTCTTGGATGTGGCGCTACACCGGGCCGATCCCTGAAGACAAGGAGGCATTAGCGCGGGATGACCGCCTCGAATACAAGCGCGACCGGCTGAAACTCAAGCTCCCGACCCGCGGCAATCTCCACAACCTGACTCCCGAATTCTTGCAGAAGCGGGCCCAGACCCTGACCGATGCCGAGGCCGCGCTGCTGCTCGAGGCCGATGAAGAAATCGAGATGGAGGGCACGGATCGGTTCCTGCCCTCGATGGTCTGGTGGGACGCGCTGAAAGCCCCGATCCCGCCGCTGACCAAGAACGAGCCGATGGTGCTGGCGGCCGACGCGGCGGTGGGGCGCCAGACCGGGTATTCAGACTGTTTCGGGTTGCTCGGGGTCACTCGGCATCCAGATCTGAAGTACCGGCAGAGTCAGGTATTCATTCGCTATGTCAATAAATGGCAGGCGAGTCCTGGGCAGACAATCAATTTCAATGAACCGCGAGAGGAAATTCGGCGCCTCTGTCGAGAGTTCGACGTCGTGATGCTGGCCTATGATCGGCATGAACTTCATGACATGATGCAACAATTCTCCCTAGAAAATATCGTATGGACCGAGGACTTCGGTCAAGGATCATTACGATTAGAAGCAGATCGCCAATTGCTTGACCTGATCTTGGAAAAACGCATCTGGCACGATGGCAATGCGGACCTGCGCGAGCATATCGACAACGCGGACAAGAAGCTGGACGAGGACGGCCGACGGTTGCGGATCGTCAAGCGTGAAGACGCGATGAAGATCGACCTTGCAGTTTGCGCGTCAATGGCAGCAAACCGCTGTCTGTATCTGAACCTGTAAGAGCGGCGCCCCGGCGGGGTAGCCAGGGCGCCTAAGCTGAGGGCTCTCCAGTTGTTTGGAAAGCGGCTCAATTCTACATCAACTTCTTGCGCGGGCAACTCTATTCGTTGTACGATACTCAGCATGGTGAGATCTCGGCAGGCCCAGCGGCTCGGGAAGGCCTCTCCGAACAAAGGCACCCGCCGGGCCCCGCCTCGTATCTCGCGAGACAAAGACACCGCTCAGATCCTTTGTCCCTTCTGCTGGCCGCCGCATCCGATCACACCCGAGACCCCCGCGACTTGCGGGACGGTCTTAGAGCTCGTCGCCGCCCAAACGACCTATCGTGCTGTAGAATGCGCTCTGTGCCACGGGATCCAAGGTCAACTGGTGAAAGTCGGTGACCGGTACAAGCACGCGTTCGACTGCACGCCGGGGAAGACCATCTACACGGTTCCGCCTGACAAGTCCCGGGCCGCGGCCGCGATCTGGCACGCCCCGGCCTTCATCCACCGCTTCATCGCCAAACGCTGGGGCAAGGCCGCGGTTGAGTTGACTTCAGAAGGCAAGCGCACCGGCTTCGGCTGGGACATCGTGCGAAAGTATTCCATTGGCTAACGGTACTCAGACCAAGGCAGTCAACGCTCCGGCTCCGCCGCCTCCGCAGCGGACGCTGACCCGATCTGTTCAGCAGCCGCCGGTTTCGCTGGAGGCCGGTCCGGGCGGCGGCAATGCCTTCGTGTTATGGATGGCCTCGATCGCCGACACCTTCGAGGCCTGGGGCAAGAACGTCGTCAGGCGGGACATGGAACTCCGCGAATTCTGGCCGACCGAATCGTTCCTGGCCGGCGCGGTCTTCACCTGCGCGACTTCAAACGCTTCGCTGGAATGGGAACTCGACGGCCCGGATCGAACGGTCGAGGTCGTGCACGAGCTGCTCAACCAAGCCGACTTCGGCCGAGGCTGGCGGGAGTTCTCGGTCAAGGTCTCGCTCGACCTCTACACCCAGGACAACGGTGCTTTCGTCGAAATCATCCGGCAGACCAACTCCCCGGCCGCGCCGATCCTCGGGATCTCTCATCTGGATTCAGCCCGCTGCCAGCGCACCGGCGATCTGGAGTTCCCGGTCATCTACACCGACATCAAAGGATCTCGCCACAAGATGCCCTGGCATTCGGTCATCGCGCTGGCGGAGTTCCCGGCCCCGATCACGTCCATGTACGGAGTTCAGTATTCGGCGGTGACGCGGGTCCTGCGTTCGGCCCAGATCCTGCGCGACATGGAGATCTACCGCGGCGAGAAAGCTGGCGGGCGCTTCGCCGAGGCCATCTATGCGCTCGGCGGAGTGAAATCCCAGGACATCATAGACGCTCGAAATCGCATGGAAGCCCAGGCCGATAATCAGGGCCTAGTCCGTTATCTCGGTCCCTTGATTTTTGGCTCGCTCGATCCCGGTACAACGGTCTCGGTCGCCAAGATCGAGCTGAAGTCGCTGCCGGAGGGCTTCGATTTCGATCAGGAACTCAAGTGGTACATCTCAAGCCTCGCCCTTGGCTTCGGCCGGGACTATCAGGACTTCGCGCCGCTCCCGGCTGGCAATATCGGAACCGGCCAACAGTCGGAAGTCCTGCACATGAAAGCCCGCGGCAAAGGCCCGGCCGCCTTCATGCGGATGCTGGAGCAAGCCTTCAACTTCCACGGGGTCATGCCCCGGACGGTGACGTTCCGGTTCCAGGAGCAGGACATCCAGGCCGAGCAGGAAGAGGCGACTGTCAAGAAAACCCGAGCCGAGACTCGCAAGATTCAGATCGAGAGCCTGGAGATCTCGCCGGTGATCGCCCGCCAGATCGCGGCGGACGACGGAGATCTCAAGCCCGAATACTTGGAAGCGATCGGCGAGGGGGATGTGACTCCCGAGGAAACGGTCGAGGGGGAGGAGAAGCCTTCAGAGGAGACCGCGCCGGTCGAACCGCTCACGACTCCAGAAGCCGAGGCTCCTCCAGATACTGAAAAGGCAATGTTCCGTCAGTTACTCACGCGAGCCGAACAGTCTCCGCTCTTGAAGGAGTACCTGCAGCAGAGCGCGAGAGAGATCGCCCAAGCCCCGCTGATTGCCGGCCTGCGAAGCACGGTTCAGGAAAGCGCCGAGCTGTTCCAGGCTGGACTGATCGAGCTGGAGCAGGTCTTCGATGCCCGGATGAAAGGTCTCGAAGCCGAGGGCCACAAGCGGAGCGAGGCGATGGATCTGGCGGTCGGAAGCCTCGCCGCCGCGCTGAAGGATATGGAGACCCAGCGATCAACACAGCGTTCAGTCGAGGAGATCGCCGCCGACATTACTGTGGTCGAGCAAACGATCCTCAAGCGCAACCGCAAGGACCGGCCTACCGTCATCCGGAAAGTCATGGCCTCGGGCCGGGCTGAAGACTACAGAGTCATCTATGAGAACGGGAAGATCGTGAGACTGGAAAGGATGCCCTGACATGTCCAAGAAATTGATCGCCGCGCTCTTCGTCCTGATTGCGATTGCCTTTATCGGATTCCCCGCCCAGGCCGATCAACCGGTCCCAGAGTTCGCGCCGGGGCAGATCCTCGTTCGGTTCAAGCCCGGGCTACCGATCCAGGCCCGGGATGCCCATCTCAAACAGTTCGGGGCCTGGTATCAGTCCGAGTTCCCGGAGATCGATGTGACGATCGCCGGGGTCCGTGACGGTGAAGAGCTGGCCGTCATCGATCAGTTGGAAGGGACTGATCCCATAGTCTATGCCGAGGTCAATGGCTTGGTCTTCGCGGTGGAAACGATTCCGAATGATCCGCGCTGGGCCGAGCAGTATGGGCCGGTTCGGATCAAAGGACCCCAGGCTTGGGATCTGTCCACGGGAAGCGAGTCGGTCGTGATTTCGGTGATCGATACCGGGGTCGCTTGTAATCACGAGGATTTGGCGGGAAAGTGCGTGGCCGGATTTGACTTCGTGAACAACGATCCGGACCCATCCGACGACCACGGCCACGGCACGCACGTCGCCGGCATCGCGGCGGCGAATACGAACAACGGCCTCGGCGTGGCCGGGATGTGCTGGGCGTGCAAAGTCCAACCCGTGAAGGTGCTCAACTCTGGCGGAAGCGGGACCTGGGAGGCCGTGGCGGCGGGCAATGTCTGGGCGGCCGATAATGGGGCCGATGTGATTAATATGAGCTTGGGCGGCTCAGGCTTCAGCCAGGTCATGAAAGACGCGGTGGACTACGCGTACGGCAAAGGCGTGCTGATCTTTGCGGCGGCTGGGAATTCAGGCGGCGAAGGGGTGCTGTATCCCGCTCGCTATGACAGCGTGATCGCGGTGGCGGCGACGGATACGGCGGACAATCGAGCATCGTTTAGTACGACTGGACCGGAAGTGGAACTGGCGGCACCGGGGGTCTCAAACCTGAGCAGCGTTCCCACTGGCTCCTGCGGTCTGTGTGATCCGTCTGGCTATCGTTCTCTGTCGGGAACCTCGATGGCAACCCCGCATGCCGCGGGTACCGGAGGCTTGCTGTTGAGTTTCCGATCTACGCTGACGAATGCCGAGGCCCGCCAAGTCCTGCAGCTCACCGCGGCCGACAAAGGCGAGGCCGGGCGAGATAGGTTCTATGGGTTCGGATTGGTAGATGCCTATGCCGCGCTGACGTTCGGCGGAGAATTCCCGACACCGACTCCGACCTTGGAGCCGACTGAAACACCGATTCCTACGGATACCCCAGTCCCGACGCTGACTCCGACGCGCCAGCCAGGAACCGCGGTCTGCGGCAAGATCACGGGCGGAGTGACTTGGACGGCCTCGGGTTCGCCGTTCTATCTGACCTGTAATGTAGACATCAAAGGCGGCCTGACGGCAATGGATATAGAAATCCAATTGCGCGGATTTTCTCTGGCCGCTACTGGGACGTATTTTCTGCGCGTCCGGATGATTCCGTAGAATGGCCCATCCTGCTCGGGAAGCCCGTGATCGAGCGCAGTCAATCTGGCCTGGCGCCGCGGTTGTCGAACGTCGCCGCAACTCCATCAAGCATCAGCACCCCACGATCCCCAATAAGTTCATGCTTGATCTGGGTATTGGTCCAATGCACTTCGGGGTTGCTGAGAATCAAGAGATCAATAGCGCATGGCAACCGGGAATCGCGCCGTGGGACTTCCAGATGGTGCAGGCGGGCTACAATGCCTTCGCCCTCTCCAACTTCTCCTCCGGGCAGATCGTCAAGTACGTCCACACCGGGAGCGGAGAGAACATCGCTTTCCAACCCCAACAGCTCCAATACACCAATGACCTGAACCAGATTCAGGCCATTGCCAACCCGCAATCGGTGAATGCGGTCGTCCAGAATGAGGATGTCCTGTTCTGGCAGGGGGCCTTCGGAGCGGGATTTGACATCCGCTGGCAGGCGCAGACCGCCAGGCTGGACAAGCGGTTGGTCGTGGATCAGGCCTCCAGATGGCCGACTCCCACGGCGCAGATCATCGCGGGCGGGAATCCGGTCGCCAGATTACAGTTCATCTTCCAGGTTTCAACCGGCATCGACATCTTCGTGAATGATGTTCTGTGGACCCGCCAGCCGAATAGCATACGGGATACGCAGATCTATGTGGAGTTCCGGCTGCAGGGGACGGGCGAGGTTCTGTGGAGCTTCAACCTGCCACGGTCCAACGCTGCGCCGGTCGAGGACCAGGACCCGGATGAGCTGATCGGGATATTCAGGCTGCGTAGGACCGGACCCAACTTGTTTGTCGAGCACCGAATCCCGATTGCATGGATTCAAGCGGCGGACTATCCCATAGAAATTGACGTGACGATTGATGAGCAGGTGGGCGCGGGCAGTGATGATGCCTTCCAGCTCTCCGATGACAGCGTCACCACCACTAATGCTAGCTTCCTAGTCGATTCTACTGCGGAACACGGTGGTCAGCGGTGGACAACCGTTGCTGTGCCGACAGGTGCGACGATAGATTCGGCATGGATGAGCGTTGTTGTTAGTAATTCCACCTCCGATGAGCCACAACATCAATTACGTGGACAGTTGACTGCCAATCCGGCAACTTTCACGACTGGTAGCGACAATATAGATTCTCGAGCGAGGACTATTGCAACAGTCAACTGGAATTCAACGGATCTGGGGACTGGAACAGACTCAGAATGGCAATGGGGAGCTCCTAATGGCAGTCCTTCGTCTGGGGCCGATATTAAGACGATTATCCAGGAAATCATTGATCAAGGAGGCTGGGCGGAAAATAACGCGATCGTCCTGATCTTCGAACAGCATACGCTAGATGCTAGTAGAGATCTGGGAATTCGGCAATATGAGAATGACACAGCTCATGGTCCCAAGCTCCATATCGAATACACCGCGGCGGGTGGCAATCCTTGGTACGCTTACGCACAGCAATAGGATGAGACATGCCTGATCTGTGGATGGATGTCGATCTCGCGCTTTCAGAAGTGCCGGTCAACATCATGCCGTTATTGGATGACACGGATTTCAAGACTCGGGAGACAGGAATCACTTTCGATCAGGCAGGCATGGATCTGGTCTGGAACTTCATAACCACTGGCGGAGCGTTTACCCAAACCGCTGTGACTCCGACCACGGCTGGAAACTATGACTGGATCAACCAGGGTGATGGGATGTACACGATTGAGATCCCCGCCTCAGGCGGGGCCTCAATCAATAACGACACGGAAGGCTTCGGATGGTTCACGGGATTTGCGACTGGCGTTCTTCCTTGGAGAGGTCCGACCATAGGATTCCGTGCCTCAGCATTGAACAATTCTCTGATCGATGGAACGACGATTGATGTGAATGTGACTGCGATGGCTGCCAGTGTGGTGACGGCCGCCGCGATCGCCACAGATGCCGTTGACGCGGATGCCTTAGCTTCGGATGCCGTGACTGAGATCCGTTCTCTTGCAACAGGAACTTCAGACGCAGGCGGTTCGACGACAACGATGGTCGATGCAGCCCGGACCGAAGCCGATGATGTCTGGAATGGGGCTTGGATTCTGTTTACATCTGGTGCGGTTTCGGGTCAATGCCGACTGATCGTGGAATTCGTCGCGAGCACTGACACGATTACTTTTGCTCCCGAAACGACGGCCTCGATTGGATCGGGAATCACGTATGAAATCCTACCCAATGGAGCCGTTGATCTTCAAAGTTGGGTTGGGACAGCTAACTTTCTTCCGATACCTAATTCCTTGGTCAGTTCAAATGTGCCTGCTTTCGTTAATGGGATCGCTAATGACACGATCACCGCTGCTTCCATTGCTGCGGGGGCCATCACATCTTCCGAGGCTCCGAATTTAGATGCGGCTGTCTCCACTAGGGCTACTCCAGCTCAAGTCAATAGCGAGGTTTTGGATGTGCTTAATATCGACACTTTCTCCGAGCCAGGCCAGGAGGCACCACCCGCGACGACGACCCTGATCAAGAAGATCGGCTATCTCTACAAGTTTCTGAGGAACAAGATCACCCAAACTTCGACCACGCTCTCGATATTCGCCGACGATGCCGCGACGGTGGACCAGAAGGCAACCGTAAGCGATGATGCCACGACCTACACACGAGGCGAGATTGGGACCGGTCCATAATGCCGGACCTGGACACTACTAGCAAGCGCCGAGCCTCGGTGCAGATTATTGAGTCCTACAATCTGGCACCTCCCGCCCCGGACGGAACGATCTCGCAGCTCGACCGGCAACACATTGCTTGGACATATTCGGGCATCTCAGCCTTGGTAGCCGCCGGCGGCCAGCCCTTCATGAAGCGGACCCAAGGCATCCCGACCGGGCCGGGGAGCCGGGATCGCCCAGGGAGATGGAACTGATGGAAACCACCAAGGAACTAAAGATCGGCCAGGTTTACCTGATCCACCACAAGCGGAAAGGGACTTTCATTGCTCAGCTAATTGGCATCCAACAGGCATCCGCAGACGATGAGGCAGATGACATTTTCCTCAGAGTCAAGTACGATGTACGGCAAGGAACCTCCCAGGCCAACCTGGCGATCAGCCCGAAGGACCGGGTGCGGGTGAGTGGGCTCAGGCCCTCGCTGGTCATCAGCATGGAGCCGACCGAGGAGCAGAAATGGCTACGAGAGGTCAAGGTCCCCGAGGAAGATTTGCCGAAGCCCGATAAGAATCTGATGAGCCGATTGCGGGATCTGTTTGGTTAGGAAGATAATCTTCAGTCTGAATGGTTGAGCTTTTGAATTGCTTCGCGCATTCGCATTCTTTCAACGGCCTCTTCGTCAGAGACTATTCGCGAAGGTTCGCGGGAAGGGGAAGTGACAGATCAGGACCGTGTGTTCAACGAGCGAATTGCATTCCGCAGAGAGAGGCGACGCTGATGCTCTTCGGACGTGACTGCTGCACCTCTGTGCCTATTGAATTCAATGGCAAGCGTAACCTGCTGACGCTTGGCTACCATGAATGGTTCAAGTTGCTTGAGCACTTCAGCCGCTTTTGCGCCCGTCATTTTCCACTCGAAAGTCGAAGCATATTTGCTATTGATACGTCGCTTTTCCCGTATATGCCCACCAAAAAGAATATTGAGCACATCGAGCGGTTCCCGTTTCACTTGCCAGGCGCTCAGGCCCATTTGCAAATATCCGTTATTTTCCATGATCCATATAGAACCGTCTCCATCGATGAATCCCGCCGCCCACGAGAGCCATTCATGCCAAGTACGCTGGCCCGGAAGCTGCGCAATCTGTTTCGCATGTGCCTCATCCCCAAGATAAATCGTCCCATACAAGCGGAGTCTGGCATAGTGCTTCGTGCAAAGGCCATGACCGTGGACACGACGTCCGCAGTCAGGTACGGAGCAGAAGCGTATTGGTCTTGTCATAACCGGAATTATAACCGGGAATGGCAATGGCTAGGAGGGTAAAGCCATCGCAGATTGGCCGAGTAAAAGAGCGGCGGCGTTTACAGTAACTTTCCCCATCGATTAGGTGGCCCCGCCGTGAGAACGGCGGTGGAAAACCCTCTCTGATTATCGGGAACGGCTGAGATGTCTACCCGAGGCAAGCAGCGCAAGCGTGCAGCCGCAACGACTGAGTGAGAGGGCGCCCTTCGGGGCGGTGCGACAGTCTGAACTCCAGTGGAAATGAACCTGGAGAGGGAGGCCCGAAGCGGCTTCCCCGCCCGTAAGGGTCATTCAAGTAACAGATTGCTACGACAACGACGGAGACTTAGTGACTGCCGCCGCGGCGCTGGATTCAGAAGTAGACAAGGATGCTGGCGGCTTCATTGACGCCACGAATGAGGCGACCGAAGTCGGATCAAGCGGCATCTACAAGCTGCTGCTAACTGCTACCGAAATGACTGCTGACATCGTGACGACGATCACCAAGACCACCACCACCGACGCCAAGACCGCGGTTAACGTGATGTATACCGCGACCCGGCAGCTGATCGACTTGTCCTTCCCCACGGTCCCAGGCCGGAGCACGGACGTGACCGCCACGGGCGAGGTCGGGCTGGATCTGGACAATACGGCCGGTGCCCTCGGTACCGCGCAGTTTGATGCGGACTATTTGACGGCCGCTCTGATCGCGGCTGATGTGACCACCGAACTCCGAGCCCTAGTAACCGGGACTTCGGACGCCGGCGGAACATCGACCACCTTGGTCGATGCTGCGCTCACCCAAGCGGATGATGTATTCAACGGGGCCTGGGTACTGTTCACATCCGGCGCGGTAGCAAACCAGGTCCGGCTCATCACTGACTTCGATGCGGCGACGGATACCGCAACATTTGCGCCAGCGGCTACGGCCGCGATTGGGGCAGGCATTACCTACGAGATCCTCCCGAATGCTGGGGTCGATGTCCGTAGCTGGATCGGGCTGGTGACCGGACTGGTCACGCCGAATGCCTTGATCTCGGGCCGACCCGATGTGAACGTCGGGGCGATGCAGAATGACACAATCACTGCCGCCGCGATTGCTACCGCAGCTATCGACGCGGATTCCATCGCGGCAGACGCGATCGGGGCCTCGGAACTCGCTGCCGATGCAGTCAACGAGATTGCCGATGCCGTGCTGGATGAGGACATGACCGCTCATCAGACATTGGGAACACTTGGTCAGGCGATTGGTGATCCCGTGGCAGATACGACCACGATTTATCAATCCGTGGTGACTGATGCTGCTGGTGTGAACATTGCAGCCGACATCGTGGCTATCGAAGGTCAGACAGATGATATTGGCGTGGCTGGCGCCGGGCTTACTGCGATCCCGTGGAACGCCGCTTGGGATGCGGAGGTCGAGAGTGAGGTCAACGACGCACTGGATACCGCGATTGCCGAACTCTCCCAAGCAATCCCAACCGCTACGCCGACCGTCCGGACCGCCTTGATGCTGCTCTATATGGCACTGCGGAACCGGCTAGACATCGATACGACCGGGGCCTCCGACTTCAAGGAGATCTACAACGATGCCGGAACGGTGATCGCCAAGAAGACGCTCACCGATGATGGTGCGACCTACTCCGAAGCTGAAATGGTCGCGGGTCCGTAATGGCTCTGGATACTGCCGAAAAACGGGCTTCGGTCGTTTCCCTAGCGTATGCAGCTCCTCCTACCGTCACTCCTAATGCAAGTCATGATAGCGAGTGGCGGCAGGAGGCTGGCTGGGGATATTCCGGGATCAGCGTGACGGCGGTTGGGGGCCAGCCGGTCATGATCCGGATGCAGGGGATCCCGACCATGCCCGGCTATCGGGACCGCCCAGGCAAGTGGAATTGATGTGGCGCTTGATACTGCTGAAAAACGTGCTTCCGCGGTCTCGCTCAATCCAGGAGCACCCCCCTCTCCAACTCCTAACGCGCTCTTAGATCAGGAATGGCGCCAAGAATCCGGATGGGCCTATAGCGGAATTCTGGTCGGAGTTGGCGTTCCGCCAGCTCCGATTCCTCCAGCCGAAGAAATCGCAGCAGATGCCGTTGGCGTTCTATTTCTGCCAGGCATCGACCGTCGGCGCTACATCCGCTGGGAACAGGAGATCCTGGCCTTCTGGGTCGAGTATTTCGAAGAGATCCTGGATCTCTCCGAGGCCCAGGCCCGGCTCAGAGCCCAAGAAGTCGTCGCCGCGGCTAGTCAAATGCCGGACGAGGACCCCAAGGACTTCTGGCTCCGGTATTTCCGGCGAGTTCGCCAGCTGGAGGCCCGCCGACTGATGATCGAGCTGGACGATGAGGCGTTGCTCGTTCTGACCTCATGAGAGACCCATCCTTTGCCGTGATTGAATCTGCGCTACAGCTCCTGATCATCTCTGATCCGCAGAGCAAGCAGTTGATCGGTGAGCCGGGCCTGGCCGAAGAGGAGACCGAGGAGTACCGCCGGAAGCTGGTGGCGGTCCTGATCGCCTGGATCGCGGCCTATTCCGTGCTCTCGCTCTCGGACGAGGCGGCGATCGCGACCGCGCTGGTGGACCTGGAAATCCAGCTCGACCAATTGGCCCGCAAAGAATTTCCCAACGCGTTCAAGCTGGGGTTCGGAACCGGGTCCGGGATTGCTCAAGCCGTCGCGCTCGCGGCGGCCTTGAACCTCAACTCCGGGTTTCTAATCAGCAGCCTGCTCCCCTACATCGGAGCGGATCTCAGTGATCCAGAAACCGCGGGCCTGACGCTGGGCCAGCTCGCTGAGTCCCGCGGCTCGGCGTGGGCCAGCCGGGTCGGGTTGTACACGGGGGCCTACTGGACGGCGGTGTGGCTGGGAGTCCAGGAATCGATGCGCGAGAGCTTGCAGGCGGACACGGTTCCGGTGCGGCGCCTGCTCGATCCCGGAGCCCAGCACTGCGCGACCTGCCCGCCGAAGGCCCGAGAGTATGGCTCATGGAATGAGATGCTGGCCCTGACAGGCGGTCTGCCGGCGGATGGATCGGATCAATGCCACTGCGTCACGACTCCCAATTCCCGCATTCTGACAAACAGAGGCCAAATACCGATCCGCGACGTGTTAGTCGGAGATCAAGTTTTCACCCACCAGGGCCGTTGGCGTACTGTCTTGGAGACGATCATCAGCTTTTCAAGACCCATACACCGACAAGCCTGGCTCTTAGCTCCCAGCGGTGAATGGGTCGGCTGCACATCGGATCATCGGTGGTTTACTCAGTTCGGATGGAAGAGGACGGATAGCGTAGCAAATAAGCGACTGTCGGTGTATACTTTGGGTCATGTCCAAAATCTGTACGCGATGCGGAACAAACTATCGCAAGGATCGTCAGTCAGACATCTGCACAGCTTGTTCCCAGGTTTGTCATTGTGGAAACAAGAAAGACTTTCGCGCGGACGAATGCTTGAGTTGCGGCATGTCCCGCAAAGCCAAACTTCAATGGCGGAACATAAATCAACGCAGACGTATTCTGGGCAGTATTCGAAAGGCGGGCATTCAGCGCAGGAGGACTTTCGACGGCCTCAGAGCGGAGCACTTTCGGAACAAGAAATTGGATGGACGGATATATGCTCTTTTTTGGGATGGCGCGAAAAGAAGAACGATCTACCGTTATCAATGGGTTTGGATTATGGCACACGGCCCCATTCCCAAAGGAATGGCTATCCATCACATCAATCACGATCCAACGGACGATCGCTTAGAGAACCTGAGGCTTCTGACGAGTTCCGAGCACGCGAGATTTCATCCTCGGCCGAATATGAGAGTGGCTCATCGTTGCGTCATCTGTGGCAAGGAGTTCTGGAAACGACCTCGGAAGGAACGCCCCAACAAGTATTGCTCACTGGAGCACTACTGGCAGGGACTCCGCTCTACGATCTCCGCGTAGAGGAGGATCACTCTTTCATTATCGAAGGCTTGATTTCACACAACAGTAATTGTAGATGTCAGCTAGAGCTATTCTTAGAAGACGAATGGGTCCCCGTTGGCTGACATCAAGTTCATTCCGATCCTGCCCAAAGTCGCCAAACTGATCGACCAGGCCCGGCTCCAGCGTGAACTCAAGGACGCGCTGGACCACACCGCGAACATCGTGCGGGATGACTTCCAGAAGACGGTAAAGACTTGGGAGCATCAGCCGACGTTCCGCAAGGACGGGCCGCGGTTGACGGGAACTGGATTGGAGGTTTCGGTCTCTACGAATCAGGAGGCCTACACCTACGTCACCCGAGGAACGCGCCCGCATCTGATCCGGCCCCGGCGAGCGCGGAGGCTACGATTCCAGACTGGTTTCAAGGCCAAGACCCGCCCGCGGGTGATCAGTTCTCGGGCCGGCGGGGCCTCCGGTCCGGTCGCATTTGCCCGGGCGGTCCAGCATCCCGGAACCCAAGCCCGGGACTTCGACATTGAGATCGCGAGGCGGCGGCAAAAGAACCACGAGAACCTGATCCGGCTCGCGGTCCGACGATCTCTCCGCTTGACGTAGGGAAGGGAAACTGTCTACAATGGCGACCAAACGCTTCGCGAACGTCCCGGCAGATAAGCAAGCAGCGATGGAACGCTGCGTGTTGGATGTCAAGAAGCGGAGCGGGTTGCCCAAAGATCGGGCGATTGCGGTCTGTTACTCCAGTGTGGTGGGCGGCAAAGACCTGGAGTATCTGATCGACAAGGAGTTGAGCTTGAACGCGAAAGAACGGCGCAAGCAGCGGCGGCTAGAAGATCGGCGATTGAACCGCGCCATGACCAAGCAGGAGAACGGCGAACCCCTGAGCCTAGACGATATGCGGATCCTCGCGGAAGATGAGCCGCTGGATCAGAGCGTCAGCCAGGAAGAGGCGGCCGCCGAGATCGCGGCGGCGCTGACTGGGAAAGACCTCGACAGCCAACCGATCCGGGCTGCTGATCCCGGTGACATCATGAGTTTCGTGCGTCCCACCACGACAATGGCAAAGGATGTGGTTGCGCCAGCCGGCCCTCTTACGGCCGTCATTGACGACAAGATGTATCACTATCCCGAAGAGGCCCATAGCTCTCATAATCCCGACTTACCCGCGAACGGGGCCACGACGTTCGATGAACTGGACTCCTATCGCGACGCGCTCCACGAAGCTCGGGCGATCCGGGACGTGACCGGAGATTTCGAAATGCTGGTTGGGAACGTGCTTGCCAAGAGCGAACCCGGCGAACTCGGGGATCGGATCGTGTCTCTCGGCGAGGAGATGAAGACCCGGCTGGAGAATCCACCCGAGGAAAAGAGCGCGCAGGACAGCGGGTTCTTATCGAAGATCAAGGAAGCTTTGCAGAAGGCCAAGATCACGCGTGCCTCGATCAATGACTTGCCGGATTCCGACTTTGCCTACATTGAACCGGGCGGCAAGAAGGACGAGGACGGTCGAACAGTCCCTCGTTCACTGCGTCATTATCCGATCCACGACGCGGCCCACGTCCGCAACGCCCTAGCCCGGGCCTCCCAGCAGATGAACCGCGGCGGGAAGTCGGCGGAGATCGCCCGTAAGGCGATGCCGAAGATCAAGACCGCGGCCAAGAAGATGGACATCGGGGCTCCGGCAGAAGGCAAATCCTCGGGCTTCCGGGTCGAGAAGGCCCTCGACGGATCCTGGCGCTGGTTCGGATGGGTCTCCAATAAGTTCCGGGACCGCGATGCTCCGGCGGAACCGAAATTCGGGGGCCAGATCCTGAGCGAGGCCGCGCACAAGGAATTCGTGGAGTGGGCGACCGCGGATCCGAAGCGGATGCCCGAGCTCTGGCCCTGGCACACGAAAGAAGGCGCCCACGATCTGCCGGCGGACTGGATCGACTACGCCGACGGCTTCCTGATGATGAGCGGGGCCCTGACCGTG